TAATGATTTACCTAACTCTTTTGCTATCCCAAACTGAAGCATTAATAAATTATCTTCTCGTAACTCCTTACTTAGTCCTTTGGGTCTAAAGCGTCTCCTTCTTCATCTGTTAATACTGCCAACATTAGCTTCTGCAAATCAGCATCTTTAACTTCGTTTTTTAAAATATCTATCTCACCTGTAGCAAACATCCTTTCTCCATTTTGATCTTCTGCTTTCATCAATAACAAACGTAAAGCAAACTCATTTGCATCATCACTTTTAGCTCCCCGTTGAGCTTTTTCTCTTTCTGCCATCGTTAACGGCTTAACCCACATTTCAAAAACAGAACCATCAGAAAGTTCTATTTCTTTTTTTGTTGATTCTAAATTTGCAGCTTTTTTTAAACGATCTATTGCACGAATCGCTTTTACGTTAGATGCCATAAAAATACTTTATACACTATTACTCTATCACGACTTCTCTCTAGTGGTTATTTATGTTTGATTAAAGTCGAAAGCAACATCTCCTGCTGGTCTAAAGTTAACAGTCACAGCCTGTGCATCATCTGGATTTACATTCATTGATGCAGAAGTCAACGTTGCTGGAAACTCAATGGAACGACTTAGTGTATCGCTCAAAGTTCCACCAGAAAAGACTTGGTCTATATAAAGCTTAAATGAAGCTCCTACCTGTTGACGCTGAAACACATCCTGAATCATTCTGTTGACCATTGCAGTGTCTTCATTGGTCATATAAGCAGTAGCAGAGCCAGTGCCATCACCAAAACCTGCAATGTATTCTCTAAACGGAACGTTTTGACCTGGAGTTCCACCAATAGTAGTCACATCAATTTCAGCCCTTTCAATTTCAAATGTCCACTCTCTTACTTGAGTAACAGATTCAAAAGCACCATATTCAACTTGAAACTCATTGGGTGAAGCAGCAGTACCAGTACTAGTGATGTCTAAATCTGAACCACCATTTGTAGCAGAAACTTTTAATGCACCTGTAGTTGCGTTATAAGAACTGATAAAGAAAGTAGAACTATTATTTAAGCCACCAGGCAATGTTCCTGTTCCTGCTTCACCTGTGGCTGCATTAATAATACTGAACTTAACTGGATCACCTACCTTGAAATTTAAGAAAGGATCTACTTCAATTACTTCAGTTCCAATAGTGACTTTACTAGGTGTAAAAGTACCTTTTGTTCCTGCTGGTTTATAGTACAAAGCACCTGATGTGCCAGATAGACAGGTAGCAGCCATGAGGCGTTCTTGAAATTTACATATAGATTAGCTCAAAACCGTGGCAACGTAAGAAGTATCTATCGTACTCATAAACATTGGTGGAGTTTCTGTTGTTGAAAACGATGGTCCTTCAATGATTCCAACCTTAAAAAACACCCCTGAATTAGTTTTAGCAGTATCATTTAATGTCTCTAAAACATTTACAGCAGTTGTAACTAATGTTTGATTTCGTGCTGGCCCTTTTCCTTTTTCAGTAAAAATTCTAATAACTATTGCTCCTTGTGCGTTATCAACGCTAGAACCTAAAGTCGGCTCATTTGTTACACCAAAAGTTACATTTATTCGCACATATTCTGTTGTAGTGCCTATCGGAGCAGCCGTAATGTTGTCAAAAAATACTGGCACTGCTGGTGACAACGCTCCAAAAGCAGTAAGCATAGGGTTTTCTACTGCTGCTCTAATCTTTTGATAATTCATTAGCGTTTAAATCCTGCTCGTACACCACGAACAATAGCTTTTTTCATTTTGCCTCCTTTTAAATAAGTTCTATACCAATCTTTTTCTGCTGTACTAATGGCTTCTCCATCTCCAGAACCAACATTACCTCTAATACCTGGAACAGGTCTGCTACCTGGACCTGCTACTACTTTTCCTATAGGGAAATTACCTGTTCTATCTCCTCTAAATACACCTTCTTTTAGGTCTAAAGCAAACTCCGCATAAGGTTGTGTATTCTCAATTTTAAATTTATTTACTCTTCTTAATTCACGAAGATTACTTGATAATTTTGGAACGTCATTAATCGTATAAGGAAAACCACCGCCTGTCGTACCAGATGCACCTTGTCCAGCAGGTATAGCTATCCAACTATTTTTAAAATCTCCTGTATAGTTTGGTCCTGCTTTTGCTAGATCATTCATTATTTCTACGGCTGTTTGCCTAGCAGTTTCATTTGCTTTTTCTAATAAAACACGTTCAAGATCTTTAAATTGTTTGCCTAAACTTTTCATTATTGTGGCCTCACAATCAATGTATGAAACACTGGTTTATCTCCTCTAACTGAACGAATATTAATAATCTTACCTTCAATTGTGACTCCAGCTTGCCCATACTGAATACGATCTGCCTCGGTGGGATAATAGTCACCAAGTTCATCCGCACCTATTAAAACTTTTACATCTGTTGTTTGATATAAACCTTCGTCTTCTTTTGAACTCAATTGTGTTATTACTCCCCTTACCGTTACGTTCGTATCTGCTCCAGTAACGACACCCGTAGTTGGGTTATAAGTTCTCGGAGTTGTTGTCTTTATATACGTTATATCTGTTCCCCAGTTACTTAAAACTGAAGCTGGAACACCTGCAAATGTATCGTCAATAAGAGACATAATTAACCTCTAAGAACTCTTACCTGATAACCACCAGACCCACCAAGGCAATAAGGACCAAGATAGGACTGAAGCCAAGGATAAACGTCAAAAACATTGTTCACAGTTCCCGTTGCCAAACTCGCTTCATTATATTTCACCTTCAATTCTCCTAACTCAACTTCTTTTGCAACACCAGCAGTTCCTTTATTACCTGTAATTGCATCTGGATCGTTTGCTAACGCTCTTGCTAATTCAAATTGTGCTTGCTTTATTTTTGCTGGTATTAACGTACAAACAAATTCAACACTATCAACTGAATAATTATTTCTAGGCCATTGCAATGCTTGTCCATCATCACAACGTTCACCAAAGAAATTTAATCCTTCTATCCATCTTGTTGCTGATATTAAAGATCTATTCTTTTGATCATCTGTTTTGTTATCCCATGTAGAAGATTCAGGTGTTGTCTCAAAGTAAGAATTAGCCTCTGCCAAAGTTACATAGCTATTAGAAGAAGCACCTGACAAATTTGCATTTATAGTTGCTGCCACAATGAATTAAATAATTATTGTCTTTATTGTAGCGTCATAAAAAAACCCCACCCGAAAGTGAGGCTTTTCTATGCAGATCCAATGAACGACCCAATACAAGACTAAATCAAAGTGTTGATGTGTCTAGTGGTGAGTTAACAGTTAGCTGCACAACAGGAACTAGGTCTACATCATATGTAGCAGCCCACTTGCCTGAAGCTCCAAGGTTGGAGTTTGTAGGGTTGTCAGAAGCATCATTCCACTTAGTACCCATGATGTGATAAGTACTGTGGTAATCAACTGAAATAACATCCTGTTTCGATAAGATGTTTCTTTCAGCTTCCAAGTTCAACTCTTGCTGAACACCTTCAAGAATTGTTCCAGACTTAATTAAGTAGCAGTAGAACTCTTTCTGATGACCAGAAGAACCAGGGACAACAGAGTTCACAGCAGAATCAACAACTACGTTCATTCCTGCAAACTGTCCAACGGCTCTATCTGTGACACCAACACCACCGCCACCCCACTGGATTCCAGACCCAGTAGATAAAGCATCAGTAGAGAATGTCAACATTCCTACTTGATATAGGTAGTAAGCAACAGTTGGGTGAACAACAATAGTGTCTAGCTCTTCTCCTCTCTCACCAAGAAGATTACGGCCTTTTGCAACAGCAGATGCAGTAAGGAAGTTTGCTTCCGTTGCACCTGTTCCTGCTTTAGCTAAATCTAATTTGTTAGCAGAAAGAGCAGAACCAAATAAACCGTGAAGTTGGAAAAATAGTCTTGTGCTATTTAACTTATTGATTGCATCTGCAAGCTGGTTACGGATGTGACCCATAGGATCTTCACCAGCAGCCAATACTGCAATGTCATCTACCGCATAAGCAAAACCTCTGTGGCAAATAGTTGCAATCTGGGTTCCTGTTCCAATCTTCTGTGGTGTTAAATGACCAGCATTAGATGTGCCCCATGTCGCTGTTCCGTCCAGAATTTCTTCTGTTGGTGCGATCGGGTTGAACTCAGGAACTTGAATACGTGTACCGCCTTCTCTTGAATCAAGAAGTGCGTTACGAACTACAGCACCACTTCTAATAAAAGCACTGCGTTCTTTAATTGCTTCAGATACGTATGCACTGAAATTATTTCTCTTAACGATATCCGCTAATAGGACACCGCCAGAGTAATTCTGTAGCGGAGCAGCCATCAGAAAAACTGTGATTGATTTGCGATACCCTAGTCACGGACAAGGGCGTTAATCTCACGGAGACTAACTATTTTTGTGAAGCCTCTCTTTTCAGCACTGCTGCAAGATCGGGATTTTCATTCTCCATTATAAGCTGTTGAGTCAAATTGCCACTCTTCCAAGGATTATTAGTGTTGCCAGAAGTATTAGCAACTGGACTTGGTTTAGCACCCATTCCTGCTGCACTGCTTGGCTTAAAATGATGTTCCCAGTTTGATCCTGGGTTTTTTAAACTTGTCAAATAAGCAGTTAAATCTTCTTCTACTCCACCATTCAATATCACAACCTTGCCATCATCATTTCGCTTTAGGTTGTTTTGCAAAAGAGATAAAGTTTGTTCTGCATTAATAGCACCAGCATTACTAATTGCTGCCAAAGCTGTTTGTTTTGTTGATGCTAATTCGTTTGAAGACTTTAAATCTGCTAACTGTTGAGTTAAAGAATTAATCTGTTGTTCTTTATCTTGAGCAGTTTTATTCGCCTCCTCCCACAAGGTTTTCCATTGTCCTTGATCTTCTAATTCTTGTTTTCTTTTATCCTCTTTCTGTTTATAAACCTCGTCTAATTTAACTTTTATGCCTTGAAATCTTTCCTCTGACTCAGCAGCTTGTTTACGAGCCAATGACAATTGCTCTTCATACTGCTGTTTTATAGAGTCGAGATTTGGTTGTTGCGGTTGTGAAGGAGCGTCAGCCACAGGCTGTTCAGCAGGAGCCACAGACTCAGGCTGAATTACTTTTTCTTCAATCATACTTAGGCTTTTGTTTCAGTAGTTTTAGGAGTGGCAGCTTTAGTTGTCTTTGTTGTTGTCTTTACAACTGGATCTGAGTCGGCTTCTTTTGGATGGTCAACAACTTCCCATTTATAACTTCCATCAGATTGCAAAACTCTATCAATAGATCCAGGCATGACTTTAAAGCTGTTCTTTACAATACTAGCCTACTATTCAGATTTAACTTCCCCTGCTGAAGGCAAAACTTCACCTTGAACTAAAATATCTCTAAACTCTTCTCTATCTATTACTTGTTGATCAAACAAAGAGGTCAAAGCTGTTATATCTTGTCCAATTAATCTTTCAATATCAAAATCACGACTAATCTTTACTTCTGGTGGATCAATACCTACATATTCAGCAGATAAATTAAATGCTTTCTGTAACTTCTGTTCTAACTCCATTGAAACCATAGACAGCATAGAGTTTGTATCTACACGATCTAATCGTCTTGCATCTGCTGATTCTGCTACAAACTTTTGTTGAGATAACGTGCTAATACCAAGAGTTGCCATTTGTATTTGCAATTCTTTTATTTCTGCTGATTGTGCTTCAAATGCACTGCTAGCTGGTTCAACATAATAAACTTTGTTTCCTGGTTGAGTTGCCATTGCATAATTAACACTAATACTCATATCTTTTGTTTGATCATCCCATCCCTCTAATACCAACATTGGTTGAGATGCAACATGCAAACTATGAATTAAATCAGCTTGACGTTGAAAATGTGCAAGATTTAAATGTGCAATATCTAATAACGGTGGTTTGCTAACTAAATTATCAACTTTGCCTGAATAAATAGTTACTAAAGGTATTTCACCAAGAGAAAAATCACCAGATTCAACTAACTTATATTCACTATCACCTTCTGGAGAACTAAAACTTCCTGCATACGTATTATCTTCTACGTCATATAACTCTTCTATTTCTTCTTTTTGTCTAAATACTCGGTACTTACCAGGCTCAATAACTCTTACCTGTTCATAAATTTTTTCTCCAAAGTCACCATCAGGTAAAACAGCCCTCTCCCCTATCCTTACTTGTACTAAATTTCCATAATTAGCTTCTCTATCTAATCTCCATCCATACAAATTCGTAGGATCAACTTCAATCCAATATGGTCTACGGTTTTGCTGCCTTTCTTCTGCCAAACTAACCGCACCAGAAGGAGCAGGATAATCAACTAAAATATGACTTTGACCATAAGTTAACGAACACATTAATACTCTTCTTGCATATTCATCTAAGTCTGATTTGCATCCATCTACATCCATTTTGAACATCTCCGTCCAGTATGGATCTCCTACTAAAGTAATAGGTTTACGAAGTACTAAACCTGATGCTGCCCTTAATAATCTTTGTGTAAAAGGTGAGAATACTGCTCGATTTACTCTTGATAAATAAGCTGAATAATCTTCTCTTGGTTCTAACGGTAAAAAAGCTTCAGAATTTTCTCTTAAATAATCAGTACCTTCTGTAACTGCTTTCATTATTTCCCACCCCTTCATCATATCTAATACAGCCCTAGTTTTTCCAAAGGGACTACCAACTCCTGATAACTTTGTAGAGCTAGTTACACTTGTTCTTATTGGGCCAGGAATTGAATAAGTCATAAATCAGCACTTCCATCTTTTCAATGCTAGTGCCTTTCTTGTAGGTCTACCCTTTGAATCTTTCATTGGGCCTTTTACTCCTGCCATTCTCGCACAAAATGATCTTTTTCTTGCTGCTCTCTTGCCAGTTGGATTACTTTCAGTAACGGGTGCTTTTAAATTACTTCCTGTTGCTCTGTTATATCTTGCTCTGCCTTTAGCCGTCAGCCCTCCCTTACGAGATTTTTCACCCCGTTTTAAAGATAAACTGACTCCTTTTTTACGTGGCATTACTTTCCTACCTTTCTCATAGTCATTTTATGTGCTTCTGTGAAAGTTTTGCCCTTTAACATCAACTTTTTCATCTCATCAATATGTTTTTTTGTATGACCATGAGTTTTTTTATGCCTAGCTAACGCTTCCTCTTGTCTTTTGGTGATTCC